GATCTGCGTAGTGAGGTTTTAAGTAAGTATAAACGTACGCCACAGGCATAATATTTATATGTACATAAAACCCCCATTATGGAAGAAAATTTAATTCATGTAGTAATAGCCGCGATATCAGCATTCGGAAGTGTTGGAGCGTGGAGGTTTTATGAGACAAAAGTTAGATTAAAATCTAGAAAAGAAAATAATCCACAACAAGCCAATGAAAACTTCATTGCGGATTTACAAGCACGTGTAGCAAAATTAGAATCTTTACTAATTGAATCATCTGAGGAAAAAGATGAAATGCGTGATATTATCACAGGACTATCTTCAGAGGTATCTGCTTTAAAGGTAAAAATTGATTTTCTTGAAGAAGAAAATGCGTACCTTAAGGGAAGAAAATCGCGAAAATAGTTGGCTACACAGGAGGCCTTTCGTATATTTACAGGGTAAATTAATAATAAAGGTTATGAAATATTCAAGATTTGATCGACATGAAGTATTTGAAATGAATGACACATCATTCGTTTTAGATTGTATCCAAAAAATTGATAAGTACGATTATGATAATGGTGGTGCTGAATTAGCAAATATGTTATTTGGTTTATTTGATGGGTTTTTATATGATGAGATCTATACTTATGCATATGAACATCTACCAGTTGAAATGTATAATAACTTAGAAAAACTATTAAAGAAAACACATAGAAGTTTGGCTGCCTAAGACAAGCTTCGTATATTTATGTCTAATTTAAATGTTATATATATGTCTAAAGTGAAAGAAGATTATCGTACCCGTACGATTACAACCCCCGAAGGAATTACAATTACCTTTTTCAACAACAAACTCCATAACTGGAATGGTCCTGCCATAAAGTACAATGATGGTAGTAGAAGAAAATCTGAATACTACCTATATGGTATCCAAAGAACCAGAGATGAGTGGATGGAATTTAGACGAGATCGTAATGGAGTTCCACCAGATAAGAATCCACAAGTACAATCAAGATTTTAATATGAGAAAAGCCGTTATAGTGAGTGGGTATTTTAACCCACTCCATAAGGGTCATCTGGAGTTATTTAGAAAGGCCCGCGAGTTTAGTGATGATTATTTAATTGTAATTGTAAATTCTGATTTACAAAGAGAATTAAAAGGTAGTAAAGAATTCCAGGATGAGAATGAGCGACTAGAAATAGTTAGCTCAATTAAATTTGTAAGTGAAGCTTTAATATCAAAGGATCAAGATAAAACCCAAATTGAAACTTTAAGATACCTTGCTGAACAATATGGTGCAATATTTGATCTATACTTTGCAAATGGTGGTGATCAAGATAACAAATCTATACCAGAAAGTGTGGTATGTGATGAAGTAGGTATTACCTTGATAGATGGTCTAGGTGATAAAATTCAATCTAGTAGTTGGTTATTAAAATAATAAGTTATGAGAATAGGTTTATGTGGTACAATGAGTGTAGGTAAAACTACATTAGTTAATGAATTAAAAAAGTTAAAACAATTTAAAGGTTATGAATTTGCTACTGAACGTAGTGAATATCTAATGAATCTAGGTATTCCATTGAATACTGATTCAACATTAAATGGTCAAACTATATTTTTAGCAGAGCGTGTTGCTGAGTTAATGAAAGAAAATATTATAACTGATAGAACTGTATTAGATGTTATAGCATTTACTAATTTAGCTAAATCAATTGATTTTAAAGATAAAGAATATTTTGAAGATTATGCTAGAGTATTTGTAGGTCAATATGATTATATATTTTATATTTCTCCTGAAGGTACTGTTATGGAAGATAATGGTGTTAGAGAAACTGATTTAGAGTATAGAGAAGCTATTGATGATGCTATTGTTTCAGCAATGAACACTTTTGGTCACAGATGTAAAAATGTACATATGTTAAAGGGTTCAACTGTTAAGCGCATTGAGCAAATGTTGGGAATAATTCAATTTTAAATATTTATAATAAATTATATTATCATGCAAGATAACTTTAGTATAAGAAATTGGAAAAATACAGTATTACACGAAGATGCCTTTAATGAAGGTACAGGTGAAGTAGATGTATATGGATATAGAACCCAACATTTTGATATATGCCCAGCTGCTACAACATTATTTAAAGATATAATAGCGGGTCAATATACAGATGGTGTACCTTCAGCTAAAGAAGAAGCATCAGTTATGGCAATGGCTAAACTACATGATGCTTTATTTAACATGGAGAAAAAAGCTTTAGGTTATGGTGAAGTAGATAAATCATATTTAGATCAAGCCGAAAGGTTAGAGAATGAAATATATATGCAAGCAAGAAATCTTGATTTAGAAGATGAAGTTAAAGCATATATTCCTGGCCATATTGATAGAATTGCAAATGTTGTAGTTAATCCCAAAGATTTAGCTGAAGAAGATGACATTGAACTTGAAATCCCAGGTGATACTCCTGAAGTAGATAAAGAATTAGATAAAAAACTATCTAGACAAGATAAAATAATTCAAGACTTTAAACGACTTCAAGATCAAATGAAAACTCATCTTGAACTATATAAAACATCTGAATCACCCGCTAATAAAGAAACAGCTAAAAATATGCTTAAAAAATTAACCCCTGAATTTCAGGCGGCTAAAAAAGCATACGATAAACTAAAAGGTGTCTAAGTCTAGTATACTAAATATAATTTTAGCAGTTGCAATTATTTCACTGCTATATGTAGTATTCTTTACAGAAGATGAAGATTATACTCAAGAATATAATGCTAAAATAGAAGCATTAGAGCGTAAGGTAGATTCACTTCACCAAAAAAATACTGCCTTAGAATTAGAAGCAGATTCTTTAGAATCACAACTAACAGAATCAGATATAAAAATAAAACAATTAAATACCAGAATTTATGTTATCAAAAAAGAAACTAAGCAACAACTTGATGCTGTTGATCTTTTCGGTGATGATGAGCTGGAACAGTTTTTCGCAAAGCGTTACGGACAGCCAAACGATTCAATTAACTAAACCTATTGCTAGGTACGTTATAAAAGATCTTATACAATTTGATGGTCTATCCCAAGAAATGGAGACTATGCAAATTATCTTAACCGAAACTAATAATAAATTACTTACCCAAGGTAATCTAGTTGCAAATTTAAAAACACAAGTTTTAAATTATCAAGCTATAATTGAAGAAAAAGATAATCAATTTGCTACCCAACAAGAATTGTCTAAAAGGTTACAAGCAGACCTTAAAAAACAAAAAATTCGAACTAAATTAATGGGTGGTGCTGGTATAGCTATAGCTTTAGGTGCAGCCATCCTAATAAACTAATGGCTGAAGATTTAAAAAGTATAATAAAAAGCGAATTTATAAAGTGCGCCAAAGATCCGGTGTATTTTATGAAAAAATATTATACTATTCAGCACCCACAACGTGGTAGAATTAAATTCAATTTATATCCTTTCCAAGAAAAAGTCCTCATGCACATGTACAAGGAGGACTATATTGTTATCAACAAATCTAGACAGTTAGGTATATCAACATTATGTTCCGCATACGCTTTGTGGATGATGTTATTTCAAAAAGATAGAAACGTACTGTGTATTGCAACTAAGCAAGAAACAGCTAAAAACATGGTAACAAAGGTACGATTTGCCTACGATAATTTACCACAATGGCTGAGGATTAAAACAGTTGAACACAACAAACTATCACTACGCCTAGCAAACGGATCACAAATTAAAGCTACAGCCGCAAGTTCAGATGCTGGACGATCAGAAGCAGTATCTTTGCTATTAATTGATGAGGCAGCATTTATTGATGGAATTGATGAGATATTTGCCTCAGCTCAACAAACCCTAGCTACTGGTGGTGGATGTATCGCACTATCCACTCCATATGGTACTGGAAACTGGTTCCATTCTACATGGGTTAAGGCAGAAGCCAGAGAAAATACATTTTTACCAATTAGGTTACCATGGACTGTACATCCAGAGCGTGGCCAAGATTGGAGAGATGAACAAGACGTTATATTAGGGCCTAGAATGGCGGCTCAAGAATGTGACTGTGATTTTAGTACCTCAGGGGATACAGTAATTGAACCCGATGTATTAAATTTTTACGAAAAAACCTACATACAAGAACCAGTTGAACGTAGAGGAATGGATGGTAATCTATGGGTATGGAAAATCCCAGATTACTCTAGAGATT